CTCTTTGCGCCGCGTTCAAAGTCTATGCACCCTTTTTGCTTGAGTAGGTTTAACGCAGCGAGAATTGTTTCCCTGCGCTTTATCCCCACAGCTTGCCCTATCCAATAATCAGATTGCGTAAACCATTCCTTCCAACCCGTCCTGTTATTTACATGAAACAAATGATAGTAAATAGCTATCGCGTTTGGTGTCAGGTTTCCCACGCTGATCTCGTCAAAGGCTTTTGACTGTTGAATAAAATCCACTCACTCCACCGCCTACTTATCCGTTTCAATAAAGTCTATAAAAGGCTTTCCGTCAACGGAAAGATAAATAACCCTAGTCCACGGTATTTTTATTTTGCCTACACATACATAATCCGGGTTGATAAACACTCGTTCAACGTCCAATAATACTGTCGAAGTTTCATACGTTTGATATTTGCATGTAAAAGGAGTATATTCCTCGTCACAAATAACATCCTCCTTTGAACCGCACATTTCCGGCTCACAACCAACTCCGGAAGGAAATTCATCATTCCTCCCTAGAACGCAACAAATATATTTATAGTCTAAATGAACCTTCATTTACGCCGCCCCCTCAAAACGGAATAGGATCGTTGTCAACCGCCACAAACGGCAACCCGCCCTGTTCCGCGTCTTCCTTGTGCTTGCTCTCGACAAAATGTATCTTCTCAACCATAATGTCCGTGGTATAAACCTTCTTGCCGTCCTTTTCGTAGCTGCCCGTCTGGATTCTGCCTTCCAAAAGCAGCTTCCGGCCCTTCGCAAAATACTTCGCAATCAATTCCGCCGTCTTATCCCACGCGACGCACGGCAAGAAGTCAGCGCCAGCGTCCTTTTTCGCCCTGTCAACAGCCAAAGTAAACTTGCAAACCGTCTTGCCCGTCTGCGTCGTCTTCGCCTCCGGGTCACGAACCAACCTACCGCAAAGAATCACCTTATTCATAGTATTTCCTCCATATACTTCATATAATTTTTACCCAAGTCCTCGATCTCGGCCTCTGTCAACGCCTTCGACGAAACCTTCTTGTATTTCAGTTTGATAATGTCTGCGAAATCCTGCGCCTTCACGCCCTTCGCCGTGCCTTCCTCGAAGATATACCGAAGCGCCGCCGTCTTTGCGTCGTCCTTCGGCGCAACCTCTTGTCTCGGCGCACTCGCCGCGTTGCCGTCATCGTCGTCGTCCCACGCAACACCAAGCGCCGCCGACAAACCGTAACGTCTGCCATAAGTGACAGCACTACCCGCGCCCTGCGGGTCAACCTTTTGCGCTCGAAGCACCAGCGCGTCAGTCTCAATCCATTCTCCGCTATTGTGCAAAATCATCGTCGTAACGGAAATATCCTGCCCGTTGCCGCCTGTGGACTGAACAACAGATAAACCGTTCTTTGACAGTACAGGACGAACCGCGTCTAAAAGCCCGTCAATCTGCACATATTTACTACGGAAATGCGGATTGCTTCCGTCTCTGCGCGGGTCTTTTACCTCGGCCTGAAACGCAGCCAGCGCCGCAGCGATCTTCGCAACGCTTTCGCTATGATTCATTCTTCAAACCTCCTTTGGCGCGAGGCATTACCCCGCGCCGCTAGTCTTATATCAGAACTCAATCATATCGTCCTTATTCTCGTCTTCGTCAAACTCAACTTCGCCGTCAATCAATTCAACGCTGACAATCGCAACGTCCTTGTCATACATACGCGCCACGCCGAAACGAACCTCATGAATTGCGGCCTCCGCATGTTTCGCCGCTACCGTCAAAACGCCCGAAAATCCCTTGTCTTTACCCTGAACCTTAACTTCATAACGCGCCATCTTTATTTCCTCCCTTTTTACTTGATACTCATATTCTGCCGTTCTACCAGCCTTGCGCCGGGAACGTCCTGCCCTGCTTTCAAAGCCCTGCCGATTGCGTCCTTGTCAACCTTTGGCGCAATCCACTTTTTATAGTCAACGGGAATTTTTGATTCGTCGAAAACGTCCGTCGCCGTTGACTTCCTCCATGTAATCTCAAACTGCGTATCTTTCACGGCCTCGCCGTTCAGATGCTTTTTAAGATAACCCGTCAACCAATCGGCCTTTGCCTCTGCCGCCTGCCGTCTTGCCTTGAAAGCGTCTTCCTCGGCCTTGTATGACGCCGCGTCGGAACGCAGATTCTTTACCAAGAGGGCAATATTCCGCACCTTCTCGGCCTTTTCCATCTTTAATTCCTCAAAGGTTGCTTCGTCCTTTATCTCGCCAGTCTCTTTGTCAATCAAGTCCTCGATTGCCTTGTCAATCTCGTACAGTTTCGCCATGCCTCAATCCTCTGCGCCGTAAAACCAATTAACCGCCTCGTCTTCGGCCCTCTCGTCGTACTCTTTACCATAACCGAGATCGGGATAGTTTTTCCAAACCCACTCCGAATCAATTACCATGCGATTCTCCAAGTCTTTGTCTGGCATTTTCTCGCCTCCCTTAATCGTCCATTTCAATAAAGTTAAGAATCACGATGCTGTCAAACTCGCTGTGTTGCTCGATAAACTCTCGCACCGTCGCAAACCCCGCCGCCGTGTACATATCTGCGTCCGTTTCCACAAGAGTGTGTCCGAACGCGCACGTCCCGTTTGTAGTGCTACCATGGTACGCAACAAAATAATGATTCACCCTTTCGCCTCCCTTCTCGCCGCCGCGCACGCCTCACGATATGCCAGCACTTGAAGCATCCCGTAGCTAACGTGTAACCTCTGCGCCAGCTTTTCCTTCGCGTCCATGCGCCGCTTTGCTTCCTCATGCGCCAGCAGCGCAGCCTCCGCCTCCGCGCGTTTCTTTGCAAGGTACGCTTCTCTGCATTTTGCATCGCAAAATCGCGTGGAGTTAGAGTTAGACGCGACAACCTGCTTGCCGCAGAACTCGCACGTGATCATGCGTCCGATGCTGCCGTCCGTCTTCTTCTTCCTCGTCCGGCCTGCCTTTTTGTCCCGCAAATACGCTTCATGCCGCGCCTTCTTCTTCGCCTTGTCCCTGCAAGCTGGACTGCAATACCGCTGTTGCATCACCATCGGCGTAAACTCTGCGCCGCACCACCCGCACTTATGCATAAAACACCATGAGCGCAAACCAAGAAGCAACGCCGCAAAGCGCGATACCTACAAGCCCCGCAAAGTCTTTAAGAATCTCCTTGATCTCCTCGTCGCGCAACCGCTGTGCTGCCCGCCGCGCCTTGAAAGCCGCCCACCTGTCAACCGTTTCTTGTGTCATTGTTTCGCCCCCTTCGCTTTACTTAACGCCTCGTCACACAAGCAAACACTAAAAACCTCGCTTGAACCGTTCCCTTTTTCGTCATACGAAACAAGAATTGAACAGCCGCAATAATAAGCGTCAAGCAACCCCTTTTTCTCTACTTCCTTTATAAAATCTCGAAATGTTTTTATTTCTTCCATTTTCGAACAAGTCATCATTTTCTCTCCCCCCTCACTTGAGACTTTCCGCAATCAACACCGCCGCGCCTAGGCCAGCAAGCACGCCGCCCATGAAACCGAGAAGGCAAACTGTGAAGAACGCCTTTGCAAGCTGCGCGTCGATTTCTTCTTTGATTTCATCTTCCACGTCGTACATCACGCCGCCTTGCCTTTCCGCTTCGCTTCCCGAATCCGCACCGCCCGCTTTTCCTCCGGCGAAGGCCAGCGCCCATTCAAACGATGAAACTCGATTTCCAACATCTTCTGGAAAATCGCGTCAATCGTCGCCTCCGTCGCGTTTTGAAACGCCATCTTTCCCGCCTCCCTTAATCGGCTCCCTTATCGGCAACCTCCATACGGTAAACAAGCAGCTTCGCGCCCTTCTTCGCCAACTCCGCCGCCGCCCGTGAAACCGAATCTTCAATCATGCACTCTTTTACCTTCTTGTCGTACAAGACTTCTCGCGCCGCCTCACGAAACAGGTGCCTGCACACCCGCGAATCATAGTCAAGCGCGTCACTCATGATCTTCGAAGCAAGCCGTTTCATTAGCATTTCTTTTATCTCGCCGTCGCTAATCTCCAACTCTAGCTTCACTCTCTAACCTCCCCTTTCTCTCGATTTACGTCTCCACTTCCATCTTCACACGCTTTTTTACATTGTCCAAAATCTCATACGCTTCTTCTGCTGTAAACACGTAAAGCATATTATGGATACACGTCACCGCCGTCTCTAAAACCACGGCCTGCATTGTGTTTACGCACATCTTTTGTGCTTTTGATAAGTTCTGCGGTTTCTCCAAATGTAAAACCTCCCTTTCTTTATGTTCCCTTCCTGTCCCGAAAAAAACGATTGACAAAGTAAATCTGCCCCTTGCCTGTCACTTTGACCGTGCGCGTCAAAACGTTTTCGCCATGCGGCCCAAGAAAGGCACTCTCCTTTACTTGGAACAACCCCATTTCCATAGACCTTTGCGTTGGCATATTTCTTTCAGAACCGCTTTTTATAAGGAACCCGTTATCTCGCATCCACGTAAACAGTCTGTTTTGCCCGATGTCTATGCCGTTCTGCTTCAAGAAGTTTGCAAGACCGCGAATCAAAATAGCCTTCGGAGAAGCCGTTACTGCCGCCGCAAATATCTGCGCTGGCTTTGCTTCCTCTAACGCGCTTTCCGCCGCCTGTCGCTTCGCCCGTTCTTCCTTTAGCTGTGTCGCAAGCTGTATAACAGTATCGGGATTCGACAAGACTTCCTCGATCTTAGCAGGAGTAAGATACCCGCCGTGCTTACGAATTGAGGGAAGCACTTCCGCCGTTACCCAGCGCTTAAACTCTTTCGCCTTTGGCATCTTGCTTTGGAACACAAGAGAGTAAACGCCGCTTTCATTTATTGTTATCATATTTCTGCTTTGACCTGAAACGTCAAATTGACGGGTCAGCTTGTCGTCATCGTCAACGTGGGCTTTAATAGCTTGGCTTGTGTCTGTATATCCAAGAATCTCTGCAACGTCCTTGCCGACAAACCACGGCTCGCCGTCCTTATCAAAGACACGAACCGAACCGAAAGTCTCGTTGTTGAATACCTGTAAGTCGTTCATGCGCACCGTCCTTTCGTACTTGATTTTTAATCACAATCAGGCGCAAAAAAAATGCGGTCGCGTTCTTCGTTTGTTAGATGTAAAGCCTCTTGAAAGGCTAGAATCTCCGAAGCCTTAAACTCCGAATTGCCTTTCATCTTCTCCGCAAGCCCCTGAAACGTAAGTCCGAGGCGCTTGCAAATATGCTTTTTCATCACACCCGAGGCGGCTACCGCTTCTTCAAGTGCCTTTGTATCGGTCACACAATCCCCTCCCTTCCCGTGATTTTTAATCATTATAACATTGAAAAATAATCAAGTCAAGAAAAATTTACATTCCCATATTGATTTTTTTTCAAGCCGACTTATAATTAAATTGAAAGGGAGGTGTAGAAAATGAAATATTCAACCAATACTTTAGGCGTTCGCGTTCGCATGGCGCGAGAATCTGCTGGCATGTCCCAACTTGAACTTGCAAGGAAATTGCATTATAAATCACCAAGTACTATCGCAAAGATTGAAAGCGGCGAAAACGATTTAACGCAAAGCAAACTATCAGCTTTTGCCGCCGCACTGGACGTCCCCGTTGGTTATCTCTTGGGGGACGCGCTTGGGATTCCCGTTACGATGCACTCAACCAACTTGAATATCTACACCACCAACAAAAAGGCAAGCCCAAAACGGCAGGAGATACTTCGTCTCGCAGAAGCCATGCCGGAAGACAAGCTGCCCGAAGCGATAAGCTATCTTACCTATTTGTCGCAGACAGCAAGCCGCGCCGCCAAAGGCGCATAGGTGGAAAGCCGCCTCCGCGAAATTAACCACACGCCATGACGAAGACGGCCTTCCGCCCCACCTGTTGCGCGATATGCAACAACTTGCAACCAACTTGCAACTAATTGCAAGTTTATTGCAAGTTTATTGCAAATTATCTTCCTACAACTGCCCCGACAACTTTTGGGCATAAAAAAGACGCGGTACGCTTCCACTCGTACCGCGCCAGACGCCACTAGATTTTATTGTACTCTACCACTACCATAGGAACACGGCAAAGATTAAGTCTCGATAAGCACCACCTCGCCTTTCCGTGCATCCTCTGTCTATATTATATCATAAGAAGCAAAATGAAAAAAGCGCCGGGGAAAAAGATGGCAAAACCCGGCGCTCAAACAAAAGGAGGTTAAGAAAATGTTCGTAAGTAAATTATACCACAAGCGCGCCGCTTTGTATATACGAGTTTCGACGCAAGAACAGTCTCGACACGGTTACTCACTAGGAGAGCAGCGGCTCGACTTGGAAAATTATGCAAGCGCAAAAGACTATGAAATTGTCGGCGTGTACGCAGACGAAGGTGCAAGCGCACGATCTAAAATCAACCGCCGCCACGAACTGCAACGACTACTCCGCGACGTTGAGGCTGGACTTGTGGACGTTATCATTTCAAAGTCCCTCGACAGACTGACGCGCAACGTCCGAGACTTCTACCGCCTGAAAGACACGTTTGACACACACGGCACAACGCTAGAGTTTACGCAGGAACCCGACTATGATACCTCGACGACAAGCGGGCGGCTACTCCTGAACCTCCGTTTGTCAATCGCGCAAAACGAAGCAGACACGACAAGCGATCGCATCAAGTACGTCTTTCAGGGTATGCGCCGCGACAAAAAGATAATCACCGGGCGCGTTCCTTTTGGTTATCGCATAGAAAACAAGCGTATTGTAATCGAACGAAACGAAGCAGAAATCGTACGATATATATACGCCGAGGCTTTGCGCGGGCGTTCCGCCTATTCCCTTGTGAACGATGTATATGATAGGTACGGGCAGGAAATAAAATATACTACGCTGCTTTGGATATTAAAAAATAAATCCTACACGGGGACGATGCAGGGCGTTGAGGCGCTTGCCCCTGCGATCATATCCGAGGAAGACTTTGCCAAGGTGCAAAGCGTTCTTGCCCGCCATCCGCGCCGCAAGGATTCTTCTCGCGTCTATCTGTTCTCCGGCCTAATTATCTGCCCCGTCTGCGGGCGGCGGCTTTCCGTCCATCGTTCATATAGTGGAAAGCAAAAAGTAACGTACTATCAATGCGAGAACCACTACCGCGCAACGAGAAAAGGAACCGCCTGCCCGTACACATATAGCATCCGAGAAGAACGTGTCGAATCGTTCTTAGTCAATAACGTCGCGGCCTTGATAGCTGATACCGTGCGGGAAACCGCGTCAACAAAGCGAAAAACAGTAAATGCCTCTCAAACGCTTTCTAAGGTGGCTAGAAGCCTCGAAAGGTTGAACGAGATATATGTCATGGGGAACATCGAAAAAGAGGCGTACAAGGCCCGCTATGAGGCCCTTAAAAAACAAGAGAGGATTTTGCTGGCAGAAACCATCCCGCACAAAATAAAAATCCCTGCCATTCTTCGCGGCGATCAGTTCCCGTCCATTTATGAGACGTGGGACAGAGAAGAACGCCGTGCCTTCTGGCAAGGACTAATTCAACGTATTGAATTTAAGACAGCCGCGCCAACTCCGCGCGATATGCCGCTGGACTTGCGCGTTATATTTTTTTGACTAAGGGCATCTTTAATTTACAAAAGCCATCGGGTATTTGCAAATTAAAGCACATCACCCCCAAAGACAAAAACGGGCAGGATTTCCCCTGCCCGTTCATTATACATACCTTTATCCTATTTTGCAACCGCAACGCCGCCGATAATCACCGTGAGAATTTGCCAAAGCAGCCGTTGCCTCTCTAGCTGATTCTCACGTTCCCGATGCTCGGCCTCGGACGCTTTCAAGGATTCGCTTGCAATCTGCAAGTCTCGATTCGCTATCTGCAAGGACAGCCGCGCACTCTCCGCTTCGTTCTTGCACGTTTGCAACTCGGCTTTCAGCTTCGTCAATTCCGCTTGCGATTGCGTCAGCGCGTTCAATGCCGCTGTCAATTCCTCGCCCGATTCGCTCAAGATTGTTTTCAATGTGCTGTTGTTCATTTCCAACGCGCTCAAGTGCTGTTCCAGCATCTCCAGCTCCGCCGCCGTTATTGTGTACGTCGGCCCCGCAACCTCCGCACAGGAACCAACACAAGGCAAAAATAAGCAAAACGCCGCCGACAATAGAACCATAGTATATAGCCTTGCCTTTGTCCACATTATCCCGCCTCCTTTACGCCTTCGGCGGTATTTCGTATGTGTACTCATAGGGCGGATGCAAGCCGAAATATGCCGTGTCGGTGCTTTCATCGTAATGCGAAAACCCGTCCCCAAATGTGCGGCTCATGGCCTCGTTGATGCAATTAGCCTCCGTCGCTATCCGCTGGACGTTCCGCTTCTCGCTGTCACTCAAAGGAGTATTTGCTTTAACAATCATGTTTACACCCCCGACAAAAAGTCCGTTACGCCTCGCGCGATAGCACGGGCAAAGTCATCTTGATTGTCTCGAAGCAAAAGCCCGTCGCGGTCTTCGTCAATGAACGCCATTTCGACAAGCACGGCAGGCATTTCGGACTTGCTAAGAACCGTAAACCCGCTTTCCTTAACGCCGCGATCTTTAACAGGCAGGGAGGACACAATCTGATTGTTTATGCACTCTGCCAGCTTGTACCCTTCCGTATCGCCCGGATAAGTATGCGTCTCTGTGCCGCGCGCAGATTCATTAAAAGCGTTACAATGAATCGACACAAAGTAGTCAGCGCCCCATGCGTTTGCCTTCCGCGCAATCTCCGAGGGCCACTCGTCTTGCAAGACGCGCACTTCGCAGCCAGCCGCATCAAGGTACTCCGCGACAAGTTCACCGACAGCCGCCGCGATACGGTTTTCATACAGGCCGAGGCGTTTATTTGTAGCGCCACAATCGTAATCAGACGTACCCGCAAGCGTTTCAGGGTCATGACCGGGGTTAATAAAGATTTTTGCCATAACTTTCCCTCCTTATTTAATAAGATTCTTTCTGTTCTCGACGAGTTCGTGCAGCTTCGCGGCTTCTTCCACGCCTGCGTCCTGCAAGTTTTCTAGTATCGAGATCATTTCCGTTGCGGAAAGATAGCCGACGCAAAGCACTACCGCCCATGTCGGATTCTTCATTGACGACATCATGGTATCGACTAGCCCGCCAGCCAGCACGATAAACAGATAGACAAGGATTTTGCCAAGGAACCTGTCTTTCATGACGGTTGACTTAATGTAGCCAGCCTTTCGCGCTGCCGGAATGTTTTTTACGGCCTGCCACAAAGTAGGCAGATTCTTTTTTCTGCGCTTCGCCAAGTGAGAGTAAGATAAAGCCACCCACTTTGTTGCCAAGTCCAAAAACACAAGGCCAACAAAGGCAAGCAAAAGCTGTGCGTGCATGGAAAACGCAGCGCCGATTACCGCAGCGCACACGCCCTTGATTGCCCAATGCTGCCCTAGATTATGCGTTGATTGTTGCGCGCTCTGAAACAACTCTGAAACGCCCATTTATCACGCCCCCAAGAAAAAAATGATTGTTTCGCCTATAATCGCGCCCACCGCATCAGCCAGCAAGTCCCACCAGTCAGCGTCATGCTTGTCCGGGTGCCGCGAATCATAAGCCTCTTTCCCGCCGCCGATTAGTACGACGTTCAACGCCGCACGCGTCCACGGCAACCACGACGGAAGTACAGCCGCCAAGACAAGCTCGATTGCAAACGAGCAGGCGAAATGCAGGATTTTGTCACGGGGAATCATTTGTCCCCACGGCTTTCTTTGACTTTACGCTTAACTTCTTCACAAAAAGCATTAAACTCCGCCCACTCGTCGGGCTTCGTGTCCTTCTGACGCAAGAGCGCAATCTGCGCGTCGATAGAATATTGCGCGTCAATTACGAGCGCGACCTCCTGCTCGTATGTAAGTTTTTCGTCCATTGTCAAACCCTCCTTACCCGATACGAAAACAAAGTGGAACGCCCATCGCCTGCGTGGAATTATAACGGCTTGCAGAGCCTTCATAATTGACATAGCAGGTGGTTGTTGACAGTCCACGCCTAGCAGATGATTCCCACCATGCCGTTCGAGGTCCGCCGTTTCCTGCGCCTTTTACAATGTGACTAGGAGCCAGCCTAAAAATAGGATACTGGCAATTTGCCCCACCGCAACCAGTCCCGAACCCGATCTCACTCCACGACGCTGTTCCAAAAACCTCGATTTCTGTCAATGTCCACAGTTTTCCTAGACTACCGTTTGACCAATCCGTATCATCTCCGACAGGCCCGCCGCTCGAATATCTCTCTTCAAGCAACGCCTTTTTTTCCAATATATAAGGAGACAAATCAGACGGCAGTTTTGTCACAACGCCCGTTGATGCGTCATTTAACGATGCAAATAAAGCGGACGCACGCCAAGGCGACTTTTCCGATGCTGTGCCATTGTTTGTATTCGTATCATTAAATTTATACGTTGCCGTCAGACAATCTCTCGAAATAAAATCCAGATGCGGCCCTATTTCTGTGGAACCCGCTTTGCTATACATAGAAATGCCAGCAAGTTCCATGACAACCTGTTCTCCGCCTGTCAGCGTAATCGTTTTATAATCTCCGATGTAGAGGCCAGAATAGTCATGCGCCTGCGCCTTGGCCTGTAGTTCCGCCCATGTGTGCGAAAGCTCTTTCCCTCGAAAGATACTGTTATGCGCCGCCGCATCGCTGGAGAAATCGTTTTGCAATTTGGCAAGTCCATCATCAGAAAGATACAGCTTCCCCATTTTTTGCTTGCGCTGCCGAGGTCAACGCTGCCCGTAACTCGCGGGCTTATGCCTCCAGCCTCGTCCAGCGTGACGTATTCCGTGACAAGCCATTCCGCCGTGCCGTCGGTTATCGTGTCGCCAAGTTCATACCCAGAACAGTCAAGCGCCGCCGCCGCTGTCGTACCTGCCGTTGTGCAACGCAAGGCAAGACCCGGTTCAAGGCCAGCCCCATCAACTAACGCACCCACGGCGTAGGCCGTAGAAGGCTTGCGCGAATCTCTGCTATCACCCCCTTCCCCCGTTCCCTTAAAAGGCTCGTGCGCCAAATATACCGTTTCCGTGTTATCCGAAACTTCCGCGACGCGCGCATAAAGCGTGTCGTCGGATTTAATGCTTCGCGTCTCTCCTGCCCTCAACACAATGCCCGTGTTCTTCGTCGTGCTTGTTGCGATCTCAATAACCGCATGGCGAGACGTGTTCTGAAACGTCCCTTCCGTATCGGCAAGGGCTGCAAATTCCGCCGTAAGCTGTGTTCTCATTGTCAACTTCCTTTCTATACAAATAATAAAGGCGGGGAAGCCAAAACCTCCCCGCCTCGTTTGTTTGTTTAGTGCATCTTGTCAAGCACCATACGCAGCGCGTTCTTCTCCTGCTCGCTCTGCGCTTCGTCCATCATCTGCGCGATTTTGTCCTTGATGCTGTCCCTGCTGACAAAGCGTCCGTCCATGCCGCGCCCGCGCCGATAGCTATTGCCCTCGTCATAGGAACTGCGATTGCTATAACCGTCGTAAGAGCGCCCCATGCCGTCATAAGAACGGCCTCGGAAGCTGTTGCCCTCGTAGCGTTCCATCGTTTCCAGCGTCTTTATCTTAAAGATGCCGGACACCGCCGCCTTTGCCGTCTGCACGTCAGCTTCGGATTTAAACCCGTCGCGTTCTGCATACTCGCAAAGAACGTCGTAAAACATTTCGCAGATTTTATCCATTACCTTGTCCATTGGCCTCACCCCTTTACCGCGTAATCGCTAGGTCGGGCCTAGCAAAGATAACATTAGCGTTCTGCACAAGAATCGGGACTGCGCTAGTGTTACGAATCGTCAACGGCTCGCAACAACCTTTTTGCACAAGCGCATTGATAGCGCACGACACGTTAAAGTATTCTTCAACTGCCGCAGGTGTTACCGTCATGGTACTAGCCGGAATCGTCGCTCCGCCAAGAGTGATCGCGACCGAAATCGGGCCAACCGTCTCGCCCGTAGGAATCGCGATGTTTGCGCCGAAGTCCACCTGATACACCGCCGAGGGAATACCCTGACACGGGCAAGTGCGGCGATATGGCGTGTAACCCTGCAAGTTAAAAAGTCCTGTGCCGTCCCTCTCTGTTACAAAACCGCGCCTGCACGGTACGGGATTGTCGGTAAAAATGATAGCCTCGCCGGGATTAACCGTCTGAACGGCGTTTGATGTCCACTCCGCCATTTAGACCGCCCCCTTACGCGCAACCGCAGCCGTTGTACGCCGTGCAACAATTCGGATTTTGTACCATGTAGGCCGGAACGGGATTCGGATTCAGACGTGCAAGCAGATTCGCCGTCTGCGCTTCGTTGTTGGCAATAATAGCCGCCGTCTGCGCCGTCTGCGAAACCTGACCCTTGAGGGCCGCAATCTCCGCCGCTTGGTCAATAGCCTTCTGCTTGTAGCTGTCAAGTTCAAGCTGGCAAAGTTTATCCTGCAAGCCTTGGAATCCCTGCTGCTGGCTGTTGATGATAGCCTGCGTGTTTGCGGTATTCTGCGCCATGAGATCACGGAGGCCGTCGCTGATTGCCTGACGGTCAGCGCAGTTTTCCGTAGCCACCGTGTACTTCAAATCGGCAATACCCGCCCGATTCTCACAGCAGCACTGTTGAAGCGACATAGCCAGCGCGTTCATGCCCTGATTCGTCGCGTTCTGATTAGCGTTCATGGCTTGCAAAAGGCTGGTCTGTGCGTTGCAACGCGCAACCGCCGCGTCTGCAAAGCCGTTGCCAACCTGTGCTTGCAAGGAAGCAATCGCGCCCTGCGTGGCCTGCTGGTCAAAACCGCGCTGCATTTCTGCGCCCATGCCGTTGTTGCCATAGCCGCCCCAACCGCCATTACCGAACGCAAACAGGAACAGGACAAGCAGCCACCATGCGCCACCGTCGCCCCACCCGAAGCCGTTGCCTCTGCCGTTCATCACGGCGGCAACATCGGCGGCACTCATGCCGCCCTCCGAAAAACTCATGGGAATCACTCCTTTTATTTATTACCCCCGAAGGGGCTTTTACCAAGAATCATGTTTGCCCGCTGACTTAATTCGTTGAATTGCGCCTGCGACATTTGCCCGGAATTAAGAAGCTCCTGCACCGTTTGGCGCGGGTCTTTCTGCATCTTTTGGAAGTTATCAACAAACGTCCGAAACTGTTGCATCATGCCGAAAGGATTGTTCATTTGTCTTTTCCCTCCCCAAGCGCATCAAGGATTTTCTGCATCTTCTCTTGGAGGGAAGCAAATTCCTCGCGCGTTACCGCGTTTTCGTTTGTGGGCGCGGCCTGCACAATCTCTTTGAAATCAAACTTTCGCATCTGTTGAGGCCAGCCGTTCGGCGCGGTCGTTTTCAACCAAAACGTGCCAGCGTCAAAATCTATCAAGGCAACCGTACTGCCAGCCGCCACGGGGTACATCTGCGCCCCGCCCTCGCCCTGAACGGGTACAAGCATGATCTGATTCTGCGTCGGTTGCTGTGGCATAAACATATTGAAGTTCGCCATTGTCAATCCTCCTTTGTCCAATAGTACAGCGGCGTTTCGTTGCCGCTGTCCCATGTGTCATAATAGTTTCCGTCAACGACGGTAACGACGTGGGTTCCTGTGCAAAGGAGGTATCTGCCCTTCGGATAATCACGGCAAAAATCTTCGACCGTGTAACAATCAGGGCAAGTATCGGGGAGCGTGTGCCGTTTGTAGCCGTTCTTTTTCAGGTAGGCACCCCATACGGCATTACTGCTTGGCATATCCCGCATAAGGAAGCCTTGTGAGACAACGCCAACATAGGCGCTCTCCCAGTCAATCTGCATGAGTTTTGCTATCGCCCGCACAACGCAATCCCCGACAATGGCCTGTTCAGGATTCGGGTTATACTCTATAAACATTATAATCTCCTTTGCGCTTTCAAGAGTTTAATAAAGAGGCAATAAAAGAGACACAGCGACGTATGCTTTATGCAACTGCCGCTTGATTCGTTGCTCGCTAGAGTGTTTTTCGATGGCTATTTTAGCAATCGTTTCGTCGTCTAAAATATGTCGGCGCAAAAGTTCTTCTTGAAGCGGGGTCACTTTTGCTTCGTGAATAATTGCCTCATACTCCGTGCGGGTAGCGGTTCTAAGCGCAAGCCGCGCTATCCTGCATTTTTTATCCATCGTATCACTCCGAAATATCTGCCAGCGTTGCGCGGCTTATCTTTTCGTCAAGCTGCTGTATCATCATCACAATGCGGTCAAGCGTACCCTCAATACTTTCCGCATAGAAAGGGCCGAGGTTTTCCAAGTTTAATTCCTGCTTATCGGGAATCTCGCGGCAAATGGTAATCTTCCGGCCTGCGGGCAGCGGGTCGCCCGTCTTGGGGTACGTCACCGTCTGCGCGCCCGTGTCTATCGTGTACCCCGTCGCCGGAATCCTTTGCGATACGCCTTCACCGTCCGTCACATATACGCCCACATTATCGCCGTCGCTGGCATCGAGGGCGAACGTGTACGGGAAAACGGTCGTACTGCCGTTTCCCGTATAGACGTTCTTGACTACGGTGTTTGAGAGTGCCATGTGCATCAATCCTTTCTTTTCTTGTTCTTACGTTCTTTCTTTGGCCTGCGCCGCATAATATCGCCAATTTCAAGCGACATATTATTAAATGCTGCATCAAAAAGATTCCAGAAGATACGGTTGAATTGTGCCGGGACGCCGCCAAGCAAAGTGATCGTGTCAATAACTTGCTCTGCCTTGTTTTGCTTGGTTGCATTTTTACTCCATAGCGTTTTGCCTGCTCGGCCCATTTTATTAACGGTGGATTCGATTGCCGACATACGGTAATCAAATTCATTCATTCCGGCAAACATGCCGACAACATACCCTGCAAGTTGTCCATAAGGCCCCATCATGGAGAATGTGTAGCCTTTCAATTCTTTCAGCAATTCCGGGTATTTGTCTTTGTCATCCACGCCGAAAGGATTTTGCAAGGCAAGCGCCATCGCAAGCATTGTTTGTCCTAGCCACTTGCTAACAACATAGGAAAACGCCGTCGCAAACGCTTCCTGCTTTTCGCCCATCGTCCATTGTTTTGTGGCGTATCGCTCCATGCGTAAAAACTCATTAAACCTCGCATTAAAGAAACTCTGGAACATTGTCAAGAGTTTATGCAAAGGCCCGCCGCGCTGCATAGAAGCAACGTCCGTAATTCGCGAAGAACCAAGAACGCGCCGTACAATCGTATCAGCATAATCAATCGCTTCCTGTTCTGACACCCCCTCGTTTATCTTTTTGTTGTACGCTTGAATCCAGTTAGGCATCGCCGTTGCGTTATCCGTAAACGCCATAAGCTGAATACCAATCTCGCGGGAAGCCTTTTCCCATACAAATTCTTTCTTTTCGTCAATAATATCGCGAACAGTAATATCTGGAATTTGACTTCTTTCGCGCATAAACGCTGACTTTGACGTAACAAAATCAACCATTTCCTTGTGGCTTCCGGGCGCATGATACTTCAACATATACGTCCCAAGCGCCTTTAGACTATCGCCAAGCGTGTACCCTTCAACTGCGTTTCCGTACAAGAAAGCGTTTGCGTAGTTCTGCATAATGACTTTGAGATTCATCATGATAAGCGCGTGCGACGTTCTTTGACGCAACCATGACGCGCCGTCGCCAAGCATCTTCTCGCCTTCGCTCCAAGATTTGCTGTTTTTAGGGTCAGCAGAAACTTCAAGCATTTCCTTGAAAACATTCATTCGCGCTGCACCAATCTTGCTTTTCAGCAGGCCGAAAAGTTCCTGATCGTTCAACACGCGCCGGAAATCGCTCATTGTCTCACGCCAGCACAAATCATGTATAGATTCGTAAATCCATTGTGTTTCTGCGCCGGGGAAAAGATTGACAGGATAACGCGCCCGTGTCCTTGCCTTTGTCGCGCTTGTGTTAGTGTGATATGTGCGAATACGTTTGCCTTGTAGCGGGTCGTCGTCCTGCACTTCCGCCGATGCTGCATGAGAACCCGTTTCGCCGTTTCGCATCAACGGGAAATAGCCTCCCTGCAAAACAACCTGCTCGCCGTTGATAGTCAATACAACAGGCGTTGCTTCAACCTTTTTCAGCGAAAAGCCTTTTGTGCGCTTTTCAAGTTCGTTCTTTTCGCCCCAGAACATTTCCGCCGCATTGATTTTACGCTGTGCGTATTCCACATCTTCCCTTGTCAGAACGCGCCCAAGAAAATCAACCAAGTTTTTCCTCGTCGCACTTGCGGCTTCTTCGCGGCTGACGCCCATTGTATCGTCAGGCATTATCCAAAGGCGGCTGCTTTCAAAACCAACGGGAACCGTTTCGCAAAGGCGTTGCGAGTTTTCTTTGTTGCCAAGGTTTATCAACATCTTGACAAGCGTGTGCTTCGTTGCCGACGTTCCAAGTTCATCATAATAAACTTCTTCCGCCGCCGCCGCTTCTGCCGCCTTATCAGGGAGCCATTTCTTGATCGCGTCTGCGTCTGCTTTGTTGTACGCTTCCAAACAATTAAACTCATGATCTGCCGATTGCTTGATTAAATTGCCCCACGTTTTCGAGAAAAAGCCGTAGGTTGCATCGTCGAGAAATTCAAGGAACGTGTCAAGCGTTTCCATCGAAGCAGTCCATCGTTCCATCGCCGTCGCCCGTGTTGGCTTGTTCGGGTTTGGCGTCCAGATTGTACGCAGCGCAGATAGTTTATCTATCATCAACGCTTTTGTGTTTTCCCATGTTTCATTACGGTTAAATGTGTTTACGCCCTTCTGTGCCTTTACGATTGCCCTGATGTTCTTGATAGCGTTGATAACGTCCTCATATTCTTCCAACGTCAGCGCGTTTATGTCGCTTATGTCAACGGTACTGTCAAGAATCCACTCGGCAATATCTACGCAATCAAACTGCTGCTTCATCAATTCCGCATAGTCTGCAAGAGAACGAAGTTCCGACTGTTCGACGGCCTGCCTGTGAATAGGCCGCGCAATTCCCATACGGACAAAGAGACTGCTAACCGCCGCAAAATGCGTTTCGTTCAGCCACGCTTCCGGCTTGGCTTTCTGCTGTGTTTTCAGGAATTTGTCATACTGCGCTTTGCGCCGTGCAACCTTGATACTCTCTGCCGCCATAGCGTGCCAATACGCTTGAAGATTCTTTTGCGCCAACGCGCCCGCATAGTCTTTCTTCAAAAGAAGCTGTGCAGACTTGATAGCGGCCTTGCGCTCTGCCGTGATAAATTTGCTTGTGCGCGTGGCATCCTTGACGTTCATCTTTGCCAAATCTTCTTTTGCCGCGTTCTTGGCCTGCTGACGTTTTGCCGCCGCAATCTCCGCCATATTTTTTGCATACAGCTTTTTGCCTTCCGCAACTGCGGCTTTTACTTCGTCCTCGCGTTGCTTTTCAATGGCCCGTGCCGTTTGCTTTGCGTCTTTCTCCGTCTGCTTTGCGCGTTCTTTTGCGGCGTATTCTTCAATAAGCTGCTGCTCTACGCCAATCAAAAGCGCCTCGTCTTCGTTGTAAAGAGATTCACGGACGGCGTTTTCATAATACGCCCGTTCATTCTCCGGCGAGAGTTCTTGCACGCGCTCATTGACACGTTGCCTGATAGCTCCTTCCTTTGTCGGGGAAGCCTCAATATCTTTCATCATTTCGTCGGCGCTGGAATAGCCGTATTGTTCCGCCGTTACTTCCGCTTCAAGCAAGAACATATCGCCGCCGTTTGTCGCTTTGTAGTTTTTTTCAATTTCAACAAGTTTGTCCTTGATTGCGTCTGCCGCCGCTATATGTCGTTCGATCTCGGCAAGCCGTTCGCTTTCCGCTTGCATGGCCTGCGCTTCTTCTTCCGTCGAGGGCGTCCAACCTTCCACCTGCGGCGCGTTTACGTCACCCGCAATAAGAAGACGCGCCATTTCACGGAGTTCGCCCTTGTTCGGCTTGCGCTTGTGTTCTTTGTAAAAATCACGATACCATTGTGCATTTCTGGACGCGCGAATATAGCGGCCTGTTTCCTCGTCTTTGATAATATCGACGCCCTGCCCCATGCCGCTTTCAAGCACATCAAGGGCGGGTTTCAGGATTTCCTGCGCCTGCGCCTCGTATTCTGCGCGTAATTCGCGAAGTCCCTTGCCCCAATTATCATGACTTCTGAACATCGCCGTTAGTGCAAGTTCGTTCTTTAGTTCGTCACCATACGGCCCTTCGGCGGGGAAAGCGCGTTCAATGAAATCCTCGGCAGCCCATACGCCGATTCCTGCCTGCTGTTCTTTCAGCTTGTTATACTTTTCAACGTCTTTCTTTGTGTACCCGCAAGCATAAACGGGCATATTGTTTACTTCCGCTTCGACGCTTGGCCTGATTTCGTCCTTGAATTTCTGGACTTCCTCGCGCCGTTTTTTTGTGTAGTTCGTCAATGCCCTGCGCGTCAATATTCCTACGGCCTTATCCCGCGCCTTTTCGATAAAGTCCTCAACCTTCATGCGCGTTTCGTCGCTCATGTTGTCCGTGATAACGTCCGGCAACTTGGCAAAGTAACCGTTGACGCGCTCCATGCGTGCTATATCGTCCTCAACTGCAAGCATACGGTCAAAGACTTCGCGTACTTCATCCGTCAGTTCTGCGGCGTTTTCGCTACGGCTAATGACGCGATATACGTTTTTCAACCACTTTGCGAAGTTCTTAAACACGCGACGCAGATCGTAAGACGGGGCGCGCCCTTCCATGATGTACGTTTCGCCCGCTTCCGCCAGCTTTTCATGCGCGGCGCGGCGTCCGTTCGTGTCTGCGTTCGCCCATTCCTCCCGCGTCATTCCCGCATACTTCAAAAGCGCGTCAAAGTCTTTCTGCGTCTGCTTGGAGGCCGTGCCGTCCTGCAAGCTGTTCCACATCTGCTCGACGAAGAAATGCCAAGTTTCATGTATGACCGTTGAAGCGTCTGCACCCTTGAAAAGCGTTATGACGTTGGTACTTGGGCTATACTCGCCCTTGTTGACAAGTGCGCCGCCCTCGTTCACTTGCTTGTTGTATGTGTCGATGATCTTGATTGCCGCATCATCGAACACAACATAACAACGCCCGTCGCGCCCGCCCTCGTAGGTTATGCCCTCAATGCCGTATTTGTTGAGAAGTTCAGAAGCAGAACGGTCACTCCCCAAGAAAGAGCTTAACGATTTGTAGAAGCCAAGCCCTGTGGTATTAAAGGCGCGTTCCACCCAAAACTCGTTGTATTTAAGGGGGCTTTGCGACGCAATATCATTTAGCTTGATTCTCGCCAAGATATACTCGCCGTCAGGAAGCCTTTCAATTTCTTCCCGTAAACTTTCCCCAGATTCAACGGGTTCTTCCGACAAAAGCGCCTTTAACGGGTCAAACTCGCCGTTTTCGTCATAATAGTCTTTTGCGTGTTCTTCTGCCGTTTTGCCGTCTTTGTATATAGGCTCCTTGTAATCTAAAGATTTCCCGTCGGAAAAATGCTCTCTAATCTTGTCGGCTAACTCTTTGCCGTGCTTGCTTTCTACATAACTAAGCACGCCGTCTTTATTGCCTAGCCTGTCTGCAATTATTTCCCTTGCCGCTTTCTGTATCTTTTCGGGCTGCTCTGCAAGCGTCTTTTGCTCGTCAAGCAAAACGTCGTTGTCGGGGATTTCCACTTGGTATAACTGTGACGTTTGATTATCTAGTTTCCATGTTGCCCCATGCCGTTGCAAAAACTTAATAGCATTTTGTAAGTTTGTTATCCACCATTCTTCTTCGTTGCTTTTTTGAGAAAGCACAACATCTTTTTGCAAGCTATTTATTGCTTTATCAACGTCACCATTCGCCTGAGAAAAACTTGTTAATGCAAGCTCAAAAACACTTGTGTTTGGGACAACATAGCCTGTATCTTTGTTTTCCCAATTATATTGATTGTTTCTACGGTATTCGTTCCCTTCAATAGTAATACTTGCGCCCCTGTCTAACGATTCTTTATACTGTTCAGCAATTTTCCTGTCCTGCGCGAAGTACAGCCCCCAACCATGCACCTGCGCCCCTTCGCCCGTACCGATTGCGCCAAGGTCAAACTTGGTGAACCTATGCGGGGAACCGTGCCACGCCGATTGCAGGAACGATTCAAGGGCGGCTTCGGGGGTTTGCGTCGGAGGAATATACGGCATTTGTTTACCATCAAAGACAATAATTGCGTTTGCTTTGTGCGGTTGCGGGAGACGTTTTAGTTGTTCCTGCGTCAACCGTTCTACAAACCTTGCTTTTTTTAGACCTTCTATTGCATCTTTTTCAGCCTGTGTATTATTGTTTTTTCGCGCGTCCTCTAAAATCGACTCCCAATCTTCACGCGCTTCAATGGTGTCTTGCAGTTTCTTCCGAAGCTCGGCTCTGCTTGCCGCATCTCTTGCCTCCTGTTCTCCACCAAGACGCCAATACAGATCAAACTTTTCGCCTTCCTTGTAATCTTTTGACAAAGAAACGACTTCCAAATAAGCATCCTGCAGCGCAATCAATTCGTCCACAGAAAGGCCGAACTCAAATACATCAACCTCATGCTGCGCTTTTTCAAGGCGTTTCTCGTCTTTTTGGGTAGCGTTTTTGGAATATGCGTTTTCCCTAGCTATTTCAAGCTCACTCAAAAGGGCGAGATACTTTTCGCCCTTTGGCATCGCTTGCATTTTGTTAATAGCCAACCTAGTTGCGTCAGCCGTCAGTCCCTTTGCGCTTTCCAAGTTGCCGCCTGTTGCAAACCCTTCTTCATTTTGTATAAGATGCTGGATTTCGTGAATCAACGTAGATTTCATACGTTGTTCGTCAATATAATTTTTATTTAGTTCAATCTTAGAATTGCCATACGCCTTGCCTCGCGTTTCGCCTTTCATATCGACAAGGCCAATCTTGACTTGCCGTAAAAACGGGTATGCATCAAAAAGCGCCTCGTTGTAATAAACGCGGGCAAGCAAAACTTCTTCGACTCGCTTTAATGTGTCAAAGTTTACATCGTTTAGATTGTCTGGGATTTCAAAACGCCATTCGTTATCTTTCCCCTTAAACCATCCCGTCGCTTTGTAAATGTCCTCCGCCGTCGCGCCTTCTGCTTCCATTCGTTGCGCTTCGTTCAGCTTTAACGTGTCAGCCGTTTCAGCATTCTTCCCCGCAAACTGATGATAAATGTTCGGGTCGTTAATATCGAAAGCGCCGCTGTTGTCCGTCGCGGATTTAATCTGGTTAGAATCAAAAACAACTATTTGGCTTTTAGTAATAATGCCGTCGTTTTCGTCAGACGCTTCCGCCTGATAACTCGTAGCATAAGTTACAACATAATTCCCGTTTACGTCTAAATCCACCGTTGGCTCAAATCGCGCGTACCCATTTGCGTTCTTTTCCCAATCATCTTGTTTTTTGTCAAAAAATGCTAACGCTTCTTCGCGTGATTCTTTCGGGAATGTTGTGCTTTGGGTAGAAACCGCGCCTTTGTAAAACGGGTTTTTAATATTCAAAAAAACAGCAAGCGTATTGCCACCATAACTATTTGCCAAGTCTCTGTCAGGAGTAAAATAAAAACCGTCCCCAAGTTCAAGGCCGTGTTTTGGCGGGACGCGCATAAATGTATCAAAAGTTTCGTCAGTTCCGTGATACACCACAAGCGGCTCGCCGTTCTCGTCCACGACTTTTGAAGCGTTGGCAGCATCGTTTTCCCAATCGCCAAACCACGCCTTGAAAGCGGGCGTTCGTACCGAAAGCCAAGAATCTTCGTCAAGTCTTGTTTGCTGTCCGTTCGGCGCTTTCATCCATGCGTCCGTATTTTGAAATTGCTGGCGCACCTGTTCCTTCTGCGTTGCAACTTCTTGATTGTACCGTGCCGCTTCGTTCTGCGTCCCGTCCCCGCCATAACGGAAGGAAAGCTGCTTCATCATTTCCACGGGATTGTTCGTATTGATTGCCCGCGACGTTATAAGCGCAACGGCGTTTGCCGCCGTCGTGCTATTAACGCCAGCTTTCTTCATTTCGTCAAGCAGGCGGTCTTGTTCTACGCGAATTTCGTCCCTTTGTTTTTCTTCCGCCTTGTCGCGTTCCTGTTCCAGCTTGTCTTTGTTGACCGTATAGCCGCCGTCCTCAAAGGCGGTATCGTCCCGGACGGCCTGAAAGAAGCCATCGAAAGCCGCGCCCGTCGCCTCAAAGTTTCCAAGTTTTACATCAACCGTGTCGCCGTTCTCTGCGGCAGCTTGTATATCGTCAACCGTTACGCCAAGCACTTCCGCGACCTTCTGAACGTCGTGCGCCTGCGCGTAAGCATTTAACGCCTCGCCGTCCACATAGACAGTTTCCCCCTGCATATTGTCGTTGATAACTGCGGCAGCATACGGCGGATTGACTTTGCTTTCCTTGATTTTCTCAATGCGCCGTTCTTCTTCTTCCATGCGGATATTATGCGCTTCACGTTCCATCGTGCGGGTGATGTTGCGATCAAGCGCCATGTGAACGCCTCCGGCACCGCTGCCCAAAACTGCACCGATAGTGCCGCTATAAAGCGCGTCAGGTGTTATCTTGTCAAAGTTATCTGCGGCAGTTTGCAGGATTTCTCGCACCATCGTGTCCGTATCTTTCAACGGTTCCCCTTTGTGCTGCATGGCCCAAATGATTGAAGCCTGTTCAGGGTACTCCTGCAAAAACTCGGTTATGCCTTCTGTAACCGCATCTTCCGCAAACATACGAAGCCGCTGCTTGAAAAGCGTATTCGCGGGAAAAGCCTTTGTGATTTTCTTAAAGCCGATATATTCAAGCGGCGTTTGCACAAGGGCGTTGAAAGCGCCCGCTTCCGCAGCCGTTTTTACGTCAACGCCCTGCTCCCGAAGCTGCTTGTATTCGTTGCCTGCAATCTGCAATCCCATAGCAGGAAGATTGCCATAACCGCCCGTCAATGCGCCGACTGCCACTTGTCCAAGAATCTGCCCGCCGCCTTGCGCCAGATCGTAAACAAGCCGTTCTGCGCCGCTGTCTGCCCGTACTTCATACGGTTGCAAAAACTCGGCATTTACCGCCGTGTCAAGAACACTCCGCGCTTCTTCACTCATTTGCATCCGTTCAGGTGCTTCTTCGTTCAGAATTGCTTCGTTGTAATCACGAAGGGCTTGCAAACCATGAAGCGCGTCGCCTACGGTTTGAGAAACAGCGCCGTTGTAAATAGACTTTCCAATGTTTAACGCCCTGTCTGCGACCGTCTGTTCTTCATAAAACTGCATCGTCTCTCCGACGTGCAAAAGGCTTTTTACATCATAAACCTTGCTGTCTTGGCGTTCCTCTTTGAATTTCTCGTACCCTTCACTGCTCAACATTTCCAGCATCTCCTACCATGTTAAGGACTTCTTCTTCGCTCAAGTAGTCTCTGTTGTAGCCGTCAAGTTTCATAAGCATATATGTACCGTCACCAAGATACTTGCAACTCATGTACCCGTTTGCCGCTAAATCTGCCCTTGATATTGTTATGTCTTCACCAAAGAAACTTCCAAGCCAAGAACCTTCCATCGTGCGCCCGCCCGTAACAACTTTTTCTGTAAACGCTTTAGAAACCATTTCAGCAAGCTGCACGTCTTCCGGCATTTCCCCGTCGTGTTCTGCCGCCCATTTTTTCGCTTCCATGCGGGAAAGTTCCCGAATCGTATGGGACATTTTTAGTTTGTCTTTGCCTTTCACATTTTCATATTCAGGAACATACGCTTCGACAGTCTTGTAATCAATAGAAAATACGCCTTTATTGTCGTAGTAATCATCAAACAGTTTTGTGCCTTTTTTCTGTTCTTTGTCTGATGTAATGCCCTGTTCCGTAAGAAAATCAACTATTTCGCCTTTGGACTTGATGTTTCCCGCTGACAGTTCATGTATCAGATATTCTTCAAGAGAAGTATTAAACTTTGCAGACGGTTCTCCCTTTGCCTGTTGCCGCTGTTCTCTTTCCTGCCGACGTGTTTCCGCTTCCTGCGAACGCTGGATAGACTTCACAATTCTGTTTACGTCCGTTTCCAGCTTTATCCGCACATCGTCGTTATAGCCACTCTCAACCCATTTTTGTTGGATGATTCCTCTATATTGATCTTCGTCCATTACTCCGTGATTGTAAAGGTCTTGAATTTCCAACTTTCCCTTTTGGACAATGCCGCTAGTTTCTGCGTTGGCAATTCCCTCCTGCTTTTTGGCAAACGCCCGCAAGGAATCAACGTACTTTTCGAACTCAACGCCAGACGGTTCCCTCTGCGGGCTGGCCTTCGGGCTAGAATCATCAACGTCCATTTCTGCACGCTCCATGCCCGCAAGGTAATTCGCTATCTCGTCTTCAAACTGCGATTCGTCGTCCCCGCCGTAATAGCCGTTATATTTCAAAAAGCGGGCAAAGCTGGCAAGATCGTGGACTTCATCAATGCCGTCGTAATAGCGGATAAAATCATCAACGTATGCGTCGGCGTATTCCTGCAAGCTATTAAACTCGCGGTAATAGTTTGTTGCGCCTTCTTCCGGCTGCCTGTTATCCTCGCCGTTTGGCTCAACCTGCGTCAAACCGCCAAAGTTTTTGTTTTCATGGACAAGTCGCGAATTAAACGGCTCGCCATCGTAAAACGTCTCATGATACCATTGACGATAAATCCATTCCGCTTTTAACTTCCCGCCCGTTCTTTCCTCAACGTGCTTTGCCGCCGCCCACACTTCGGCGTTGCTTCCCGTGTATTTGACGCCGCTTTCACTCGGATAACGCTTGTAAAAATTCGCCTCTGCAAACTCGCGGATTTGCGCCTCGGTTGGCCTGCCGCCGTAAATCTGCATCATTCTCTGCCCGTCAGACAGTTCCGTTGCTTCCTTCTCGCGCTTCCAAACCATGCCCTTGATAGAGGCATACGTCTTCGGGTCAATAAACTTGCGGTAATTGTCCACAATATCGCTCATGCGTACATAGTCCTGCATTTGTACCGCCAGCCCAAGCGCGGAAGAAACAAGCTGGCTTTTCAGTATGCGCTTTTGTTCCTTCTTCTTTTCGTCGCCGTAATTCTCATAGCGGCTATCGACAAGCGTTTCCATGCGGTTTACTGCGCCGTCTATGGCAGCGTTGGAACCGCCGCCGTCAAGCACCATCTGATTGCACGTCGCCATTGAGTTATTGAATTGCGTTTCGTGGAAAGAATCCGTCTCGGCAAGCTGATATTTCAGCATGTTTGCCCGCCGCGTCGCGTTGTCCTTCGTCGTGTAATTGTTAAACTCCACGGCGGCTTTTCCGTACCCGATATAGTTTTTGTATTTCTTCTGTATCTGTTCAAGCACTTTAGCTTGCAGTTTGTCGTAGTCTTCGACGATGTTCAGCGCTTTTTCCTGCTTGCGCTGCATCAGTTCCGCCGTGCCTTCCGACATAAGGCGGTTATACTCGTTGTTCGCCTCTAGGCTTTTTGCGCTGTCCACTTGTTCCTTGTAGGCAAGCGCACCGCCCCAAAACGTCAGGCCAAGTTTACTGCTTTCCTTCGCAAGTGCCTGTGCGCCTTCGTTGTGGAAGCGCACGCGCATAGGTTCTGTATAGTTTACGTTTGGCGCGTTGAATTTCTCGCGCTGTTGTGCGGGTGAGAAGTCCATATCAAGCCCTCCTTACCACTTGCCCCTAGTGTTATACGCCAAAGTGGACGGTTTCGGATATGTCTTGTATATCCGATTCTGCGGGGACTCCCAAGTGTTGTATTTGCCGTTTGTGTTGTCCTTAAAGTAAATGCCGCCCAAGTCTCGCCCCGTCGTGCCGCCCCAACCTTCCGACGAACCGCTTGCTGAATCCGTGCCGGACATAGCTTGCGCCGCCGCGCTTTTTGACGAATACAAACTACCAGCCAGCGAAAACGCCCCGCCGAGCATCGAAGTCATGAGCGCCCGTTTCCCGGCCTCGCGGTAGTCCCGCGCGTTGGCGTTGAGAACGTCGGCCTGATACTGATACTGCGCGCCCTGATTCGTAAAGTCCGTGGCCTGCCCGAAGATTTTGTCCACGTTCTGCCGCCCGTTATAAAGTGCCGCCGCCGTGTCCTGATCTATGGCATAGCGCGTGTCTGCTAACGCCGCCGCCGCGCTTCCCGTCGAGGTAATGCCCGACGCGCCGATTCGCGCCCGTTGCTGGCCTTCTTTCAAAAGTGCCTGCCGCCGTGCGTTTTCCGCGTTCATGGCGTTCGTGCGGGCGGTTTCCTCCGCGTTCTGCCGTGCGCGCGCGCTGTTCTGCGCCATGATTTCAGCGTTCTTTCGCTGGATTTCAGCGTTGGCTTCTGCCTGTGCCGCCTGCGCTTCATATTGCTGCTGCTGTGCGCGGCCCGACAAATAAGACATGCCAAGCGTCCCTAGTACCGTCCCCACGACGCCCATTGTTATCAACCCTCTCCAAACGTAAATTTATGATACGGCAGGCCGTAAATGCCATGAGGCGCGGCAGGATATATCCTCGCGCCTAGCCATTTAAGCCACGCAATCGTCCTGTAATTGTCCTTGTCAATGTAGTTATAGAGATACTTCCAATCATGCAAAAACGCGCGGATTCCTTCGCGCGTCTTTTTGCCAACGTATATTTTGTGTTTCTTCGTTTCTTCCGTCGCCAGCATCCATATAATGCCAGCGTTTTCAAACGGGCTAGTTCTGACAACGCCAAAGGCCGCAAGCGGCTTCCCGTCGCATTTGCAGATATACGCCTGTTCCGACGTTTCCAAACAAAACAGCGTTTCGTCTTCGACGTTCGGCCCGACTAGCCCGACAAGTTCCCGCCTATCCTCCTGCCGCATCATGCGGGCAATCTCCCGCATATCATCCTTTGTCGGCGTCGAATAGGTGAAGTCAGCCACCGGGCAATATCTCCGGGATAATAGACAAAATCGTCATGGGGAACGGGTCGGGCTGCTTGATCTGCAACATGATCGTGTCCTCGTAGTTCGCCTGCGGCAACGTGATATGCTTCTTGCCCGTGTACGCGCTGACTGCCTCGTTGTACGCCTCCGTGCTGCGCCACTTGATTTCATCAAGCGCTTTCCCGTCGAATCCGAAACGCCCGCCAAGCGTATCTTTGAACATGACACACATGCGCTGTACGCGCTTCTTGCGAGAACCCCAAGTGCCGTCCTGCCCGTTGATTTCCACGGGAAGCGTCACGACGTTAGTATCATAGGCCAGCCCCGTAACAATATGGGTAAACTCGTTGTCAACGTCAAGCTGCCCGCCTGCGGAGATTTCCTCGTCCGTCAGTTTGTTGCCGTCGCCCACAACCTGAACGGATTCGCTGGCGAGCCAAGAAAGCCCCGTGACTGTGCTTGTCGCCGCGCCGTCATAGATTGCCGCCGAATCGACATAGACGTTATCTTCCTGCTTCATCATCTGCTCGACGTAGTAATTATTCCCACGTTTTACCACGGCCCAAAGTTCATCTTCTTTATCGCCGGGGATTGAACACACGTCAATGAATTGCCCCTGCGTCGTATGCCTATGCCATGCGTAAACGTCCTGCTCATGGATATACGTCATGGCAACCATAACACCATCGGAACGCACACACCAAAGAACGCTTTCCGGGGCCTGCTGGTACGTCATGGAAACAATCTCATGCCCGTCAAACAGGTGAGAGGCGAGGATGGAAATTTCGCCGCCCGTGTATTTGTCCACGTCATACGAATAGGCGAGATCGCGAATGATACTTCCGCCGCGCTGAACGTAAAGAATCCTGCCGCCGATAATAACAGGCGGTACGTCCGTTATGCCGCGATATTCCTGCGCTTTTGCCTGTTGCGTCGTCGGCGTGAAGTTTGAACCGCCACCCGATACGCGATACTCGCCGCCCGTCGTCAGCATCACCATTTCGTCGAAAGACACAATAGCCTTTATGCCGTTCATCTGCCCTGTTGCCAGCGTTCCCGTAATCGCGTCGTCGTCCTTGCCGGGGTAAGATGTGCCGAAGTCAAGATAGCTTCCCGTCTTAGAAGTCCAATACGTCTGCGGGTGCTTCGGGCTTCCGGCGTAAACCATCCTGTCCTCAAAGAATCCAACGGCCTGCGGATAACCGTTCCCAATGCTCCAAGCCTGAAAACTCCAATCAAGCGTAGGGTCAGTAGAGGCAAGAGGCTTGTATATTTCCGCCTTTGCGTGGGTGCTGTCCGTAACGCTCAAGATACGGACAATGCCGTCGTAATCATTAGAAAAGGATTGTATCGTTACATATCCGCGCTGATCGGGGTCTTCGGCACCGTGTACGGAATTGTCAAAATTGCTGCTGTCCACTTTGTAGGAGCGAATTTCAACGTCGTCGTTTTGGAACGTCATATTGTAGTTTTGGCTTCGGTTTCCGCTTTGTTCTTTCAGCATAATCCAATTACTTATAACATCGTCTTTGTAAACCGAAAAATCGCCTTCCCAGAAGCCGAAACTCTCAACGTAAACCGACGCGCCCGGAACGCAGCTCACCGTCAAATCATCCGTGCCGGGGACGCCCTTTTTGTATTCTGCAGGCACGGTATGCCCAAGCCGCACAAGCTGACCTACCATGTCCTGTGTAAACAACGGCCCGCTTGCAGTAAGCATAGCGGAGCCGTCAGGAATGTCTATGTCACCATCTTCCAATGTAAGATTAGAGCAATCAAAATCCGCTATAATAATATTTGAATACCTGCGAAGCCCAGAACCGATATAAAACCCTTTGATTACATCGCCTTGGTGGATTGCCTGCGAATAAACAAGATTGTCATTGTGATACACCCAAACACCGTTCGTTCCGGCGTGGAGAACCACTTTTGTCATGGTGTTTTGCGACACATACGGAGAATAGTTATCCGGCGCAGCCTCGGCATCATACTGGCCTATGTAGTTTTCGCTGTTAAATCCACCTTCAATATAAATTCCGCTTGAATTAAAATACCGAACATTGTTAGCCACAATGCCTATTTTTTGCGGTTTGTCGTCGAAGCAGACGGCAATAGCCCCGGAATATAATTCCGAATTTACAAATGCAGGAGCCGTATAATATACATCCAAGCGGAGCCATATATCTTTCAGCGGCCTTTTCTTAAAATCCGTGTTTTTTACGGGAATAAATTGTGTGCTTGGGGCAAGTCCTCCAATTTCACATACAAAATAACCCGTTTTTGTTACCGTAAGATCAGACGACGCATACGTTCTCCCTGCGCTAAAAAACGGCGCCGTTGCCTGCCCCACGTTTTTATAGGCCGTTACCATTGTTGTCGTCTTTCTGTCCGGTGTGATTGTTATATCCGTCGCGTTCGCGTCATCAAAAGGCCCGTTTTCAATTTTTAACTCTGCCCACTCCCATCCTTCCAGCGTGCGCGTGATTGCCGCAGGGTGATGGTTTGGGTGTGTCAGGAAAAGCATATCCGCACTTTGCGCGTACTTAATCTGCGGCAGTTCCGCCTCCGTGTACGGCGTATCGACTTCGACAATGGTATTGTCTATCTTCACGATCTCGCCGTTCTGATATATCCGTACTTTCTTGTCGGTAAACTCCAAGACGTAATTCTGTTCCGCATTGTAAGAAAACGGAATTAACCGGGCTTTATTATTGCTTTTCGTCTGTTCAATGTGCTTGAAGCCCGGCCTGCGCGAAACGCCGCCATAGCGCAATACGATTGCGTTTTCCAGCTTTGCCGCGCCCACATCATACTTTTGTAAATCTGTCCTTCCATAGAGGGCGGGAGTAAGCTCACCGCCCGCAAAGGAAGGTTTAAGTTGGAACTGTCCCATAGTCCAACCTCCTAGAATCTCGCCCGAATGAACGTATTCAATTCCGGCGTTTCCGTGTTTTCCTCGTTTGTCGCGTTGGCAACAGCATCGTTATACAGTCGTTCGTATTCCATCGTCGCCATCTGCGCCGCCCTCGCGTCGCCAACCAGCTTTGAAGCTATGCTGGCAGCCAGCTTCCATGACAGGACTTCGCAAAATTGTTCGTCCATGAGATCATTGTCCGAAATATCCGCCGTGTATTCTGCAACAACGCTTGGGGCGTTGCAGTACAGCACTTGCCCGTCGTCGTCGCTGACAATGCGGTATTGCAGGAAATCGGAAAGCGGCGCAAGTTTTCCGTTGTCCATGAGTGCATAGAGTTTTCGTAAGCACACGCAATCGGACGGATAGCGATAGGCGAAGCGGTAATCCTGCGGAGAATCCTCTAGCTTCGTAAGCGCCACACGCCTTGTCGCCCAAGGCCAAGGATAGCGGCGCAAGACAAGTCTGCGGTCGTGTTCGTAGAACTGCGCGCACCTTCTCGCCTGCTCTGAAACCTCCGCTATGGATTCAATAGGCGGCTCCCCGATATGAGACAAGGCCATGTTGCATATCGTGGTCTTGTCCATGCTGTGTTCAAGGCCGTTGTTCTGCTCGTTTATCACGCTGGCAACAGCTTCTTGGCAAAGACGCTCGAACTGTTCCGTCGCCATCTTCGTCAATTCCGGCTGTCCCACCAGCTTGAAAGCCATACTGGAAGCAATCTTCCATGCAAGCACTTCGCAGAACTGCTCGTCCATAATGTCCGTATCGTCCAAATCTGCCGTGTACTCAACCAAAACACGCGGCGCATCGCAGTAAATCGCCCGCCCTTGGTCGTCGCTCGCTATGATGTATTCTACCGAATCAGAAGCAAGCGAGCCATCCTGCCCTACGGAATACACTTTCCGAAGGCAAATGCAGTTTGACGGATAACGGTATGCATAATCATAGTCCTCTGGCGTGTAGGCAAGCTGCGCCAATTCTACCCTGCGCCTCGCCCAAGGCCACGAATAACGCCGAAGAAGAAAGCGGCGGTCATGCTCATAGAATTGAGCGCACCGCCGCGCCTGTTCGGAGTTTTCGGATAAGGATTCAATGGGCGATTCGCCAATGTAGGCCAACGCCATATTGCAAATCGTGATCTTGTCCATAGTCTATCACTTGGCCTTTGCCGTGCGGCCCCGCTTGGGTTTCGTCGGTTCCGGCTCTGCCTTCTGCTCTTTCACGGCCTTCGGCTTTTCCTCGACTACTTCTCCGCCGACGCGGATAAAGTGTTCAGGCGGGATAACGGCGGAATCAACTTCCGCCGTGTCCCCAACCTCGTAAAGCCTGCCGTTCCAGAAGCACTTTGTTCTGCAAACGTAAATCATATCAGTACGGAATAGCGATACCCTGCTGCATGGTGGCCTGAATCTTGCCGCCGCTTACAGCGGTTGCCGTCGCTTTGAGACGCACATAACGATTCTGCGGCTTAATGGGCGCGTGGAACTGCGCCAGCGTCATGGGATGCTGCGTCTGTGCCGTGCCGCCGTGCAACACAACCTCGGCCTCCGTCACCGTCGAAGACGAGACAAAAGCGGAAGTGGGCGCGCTCTCAAGCACAACCTTATCCATCTTGCCCGAAGAAGTCTGCTCGGTCAGCTTCACGTCAACGTAAAGGGGCTGTGCGAAGCCGCCAGCGTTGCCAAGGTCAACAACATCGCCAACAATCGCCGTGGCGCAAGTCGTCGGTGCAAGCAGCATGTTTTCTGCATCAATGTATGCCATTATTCTACACTCTCCTTTCTCACACAATCTGGCTCTCGGTATTGAGAATGGCGTCGCAACGAAGAATAGGAATACCCCAGAAGTGGGTAATTTTCTTGCCCTGCCACTCGTCAATCGTCAGCCGGACGTTGTTTTTCTTCATGGCGATAATGTCAAGATACGTCATAACGGCGCGGTTTGCGAAGATTGCCAGCCGTACCTTGTCGGGGTTCTCGATCTGGTTGTACGCCTTTACCATCTTCTCGGAGAAGGCGTCGGCGTTGTTCGCCGTCAGCGCCGTCGTGTCGATGTTGGCTACGCGCACAACATAGCGCGGGTCACGAACCGCAAGGCCCATGTCCCAATTATACTGCGATTCATAGCCGTAAAACTCGGCATTGTTCGCGTCGTACATCTTGACGCGCCCGTTGTCACGATACTTGAAGCCTGCGCTCGTCCCCTCCGGGAAAATGCCGTACACCGTATCGTAGCCCATACCGACAATCCAAAGCGAAGTCAGGCTTGCGCCCGTGCCGCCAGCGTCAATAATCTGGTCGGCCCAGATGCTATCCTGATTTGCCTTGCTGTAATAGTAAGCAGACAGGCCCGTGAAGCCCGCAGGATTTACCTTTTCGTCGCCATAGAAGAAGGTCGTCGCCATCTTCTGATTCATGGCCTCCTGCGCCGCCACGTTTTCCGAAAGCCGCCAGTTGTTGTCATTACCGTTAATCTGGAGCAGCTTCTCGTCCACTTTGGCAAGAGCCTCAAGGCCGCCGCAAGTAAAGGACACCTGCTTGGACTTGGACTTCGACGGCTTAACGCCCCGGTTAATGAGACGCCACGCCACATCCGGCAGGTCGGTACGCATCAGCGCGACTTCCTGCTGCTTGTTGTTGCACTGCTTGAACGGCAGTACATCGAGGATACGATTCGTCTGCGACTGGAGTTCGATGATTTTCTGGTCAACGAGCTGCCCCTGCGCCCCGAACCGTGCGGCCCAATCGTGCATCGTTACATAATCAACTCCGATTGTTGCCATGTTTACCACTTCCCTTTCTTTGATTAGTATTTGCTATTGCCAAACAGCAGGTCGACCGCACTCTTGGCCTGTGCCGCCGGTTTGCTGTCAGGAGCCGAATCTTCGGAGAGAACGCCGCCCATCGCCTGCAACATTCTCTGAACTGCGGGATGATATGCCGCCCCGCTATCAATAAGCACTTGCATGACTTCGCCCGAATCATCAAACGTATCAATGGCAAGTTTCGCCATTTTCAGCTTGTCGGGCGTTGTCAGCCCTGCTTTGTGGCACTCCTGCGCCATCGCGTTTTTCTGCGCTTCCGCCTGTTTCATGGCGTCAAGCATAATGTCGGAGTGCAGTTTCACAAGGCCGTCTGCTTGTTCCTGTGTCAGCTTCAAACCTTTTGCCATTTCCGTGAAACGCTGCTCGATCTCCGGCGAGAGGGTCAACCCTTCGGGCAAATGGAACTCGTACTTTTCGGGTAAAGCCGTTTCCTCGGCCTCTTTGGCCTCCGCCTTTGTTTCCTCTACGGCGGGCGCTTCTGCCTTTTCCTCCGCTTCGGGAAACTGAAAGAGGCTTTCTTTCGCCTCCGTGTTTGCCTCCGCCGCTTCCTGCGACGCTGTTTCCGGCGCTGTGTTCTCTGTTGGCGTTGCCGCCTCAACTACATTCGCGCCTGCCGTTTCTTCAGCCATTATCCAACTCCTTCCTGCGCTTGTGTTCGCGCATCATCATATATTCAAGCGTCAGGCCGTCAGTTTCGACTTCGCTTGCCGCTTCAATAGAACGGATAGCGTGAAGCACGTCCTCCCCGACCGAACGCCGCCCGATAAGGTAAAAGTCCGTCGTCTGTACGCCGGAACCTCCCATAGCACCCGCGCCGCACAAGTCCATCAATTCCGCGACGAACTGCCGCCCGCGCTCTGTACTCATGACCGTTTGCAAGTTGTCCATATCCATTTCCCACTTTTCCGCCTTTCTGTTTGCCATTCTAAGCGTCGTATAACGAATCGCATTGACGTACTTTACCATCAGCATTTCCACGCGGGATTGCCGCCGAAGATACATCTTTTCGCCGTAAATTTCCTCCGCGTGTTCCCGAATAAAATCATCGACGCGAGAGCAGGCCGCTATCTGATCGCACATATTCCGCATACTGACTGTCTGCGTGATACTGCCGGGACGCTTGCGGTATAAATATAAAGGCGCGTCCAAAAGATAGACGCGCTCGCTCATGTCTATGGTCTTATAGGCGATTTCCATATCCTCGAACACAAAACCGTCCGGGAACCTCATCCCGTCCCATAGCTTCCTTGCGTATAGCTTGACACAAAGGAATATATCTAAGGAATAGCTTTCCAACGCCCGCAACGCCTCAACGCGGGTATATGCCCCCGCCCTTGCAATAGGCTCTATCTTTTCTTCGCCCGTCCGACGCATCACGCCCGTGGTGTTGTGCCGCGTGAATCGGCAGAATACCAAATCCGCCTTTTCCCGCTGCATGGCTTCCGCCGTCAGGCGTATGAAGTCAGGGTCAACAGCATCGTCGCCATCAACGAAAGCAACCGCGTCACCGTGGACTTGTGCAAGACAGACATTCCGCGCCGTGGACAATCCCCGGTTCTTTTGGTGTATTACCGTTACCCGCGAATCCTTTTCGGCGTAGGCATCGCATATATCCCCGCTGCCGTCCGTGGAGCCGTCGTCTATGACGATAATCTCCAAGTCCTTGTGGGTCTGATTGATTACGCTATCAAGCGCCTCGCACAAATAAGGCCGGACATTGTAAACGGGGATAATGACGGAAACCAGCAAATTATGAGCCTCCCATCAATGACGCCATGCTCTTTTCCTGCGGGGTGATTTCGGACATGAGCCGCGCGGCCTCCACGCCTTTATACAGCGGGTCAGCCATCTGCGCCATGTTGTCAAGCTGCTGCTGGCGCGCCTGTTCTTCGGCCCGTGCCGTGCGAATCTGCGCCACGTCGTCCTCGTCTCGGAGAATCGAAGCAGGCGTTCCCATGTAGGCAGCGTGTTTGCGAATCGTTGCGTCGAGATCGAGATTGTCCATAATCTCCGGCGCAATTCCGGCAAGGTTGCCAGCCAGCGCCAGCGTCTTTTCGATGCTCGGCGCGGCGACGGCTTTCTGTGCCTGTGCCAACAAAGATATGAACTCGGCCTTGATTGTCCCTTCCTGCCCGCGCATTTCCTCCGGCATGGGAGGGAAAAGCCCGTTTCGTAAGCAGATTTCAAAAGTCCGTTTTGTAAGGGGGGCCAAAACTTCGTTGTGCATCTGCTCCAAAACGGGCGACAACATCAGGAGCTTTTCTTCGTGACGCTCCGCAACCTCTCGCGCCGTCATTTCATGCGGCTCCTGCTGTGACAGCATCACAAACAAGTCATTAAAGAACGCCGTGCCAATTTGATTTTGCTTATACTGTATCGTCTGCAAGACATCCTCGCGGCTTCCCTGTGCATCAAACAGCGGGCGGATTCCCTGCGAGATCGTCCCGTCAGGCACAAGCGTTGTCTTTCCCGGAAGGCGGTTTACTTTGCCGACTGACGAGGGCACAATCATGGGCGGGTTGGCGCGATTCTCTAAAAGCTGCATGTTGACTTCTTCCAGCTTTTGAAGCTGCATACAGTTCCCAAGCGCATTATGCCCCGGCCCCGTGCCGTATATCCCGTTGGCTATTGTTGTCCATCGCGGCATCAGGAAAGGACACTCCCTAAAGCCGCGATGGACAACAAT